ATACATCAGAAAGTGATCCACCGGCTCCGGAAGCAAGGGCGGAATTATTAAGAATCATTCTTTCTAATGAGAAGTCACCCATTACACCATAGTTAAATGCCGCTGTTGTTTTATATACACCTACTACAGAAAGAATCTGTGGTGGAAGCTTAACGATATTATTAGGACCACATTTTTGAATTTCTTTGTTTGGTAAACAATACCATTTATGTTGACATGCCTGGTCATCATTCTGCCAGAAGTATTGTGCGGCCTGTAAAATAAGTGGTGGAATGGCAGACGGAGGAATAGGTATATTCAAAGCACAGCTTTGTGTAAGCTCCTGTATTATTCTCTGTATGAAATTATAGTCAATCTGATCTTCAATATTTTGCTTCTGCTTAATATATTCTTCCATTGACATTGTTTGATCTTTTTGACTATTATTTTCTATATTACTTATACAAGAATTGCTCATAAATCAATTGACATATTTATATATAATAATAAAAATTGATAGTTTTATAATACTATAAATTTGGTCGAATTTAGTCTATGAGAAATTCTATTTTTTATAAAAATACAGGTGCTGAAGGATTTTAATGGAAGAGAAAAGCAATGTTTTTGGACAATCATATAATTTTGCAAAATATCGTCAGTTAAATGAAGTTTTAAAGAATCAGGAAAAGAAATCTATATCTGATATTCTTTTAGATTTTACTGAAATTTCAAGTAGTTTTTCAAATATTGAAAATGAACTTAACAAGCATAAATATGTTTATTCAAGTGCGAGGTTTGATTTATGCCCGTTAGATGAACAGAGAAATTTTGTTAATGATCAATTACAGTTAATTGAAACTCTTGTAACTGATAAAATTTATTTTAATGAAGGTATTGTTTGTAACTGGTATGATATATATGCTTTAATGCATGACAAGAACTATGCTGCAGTAGATAAATTAAATAGAAAAGTTGTATTCTCCACTGCAAGTACAAAAAGACCTATCGGTATGGAATCATTCAATATGTGGAATGGTTTACAGATTATCGATATTGATATCAAAAATGCAGAGCTTGCAAATCAGTTAAAAACAGTTTTATTCAATGAGTTAAAGACATTTCATTGGTTTCTTGGTGTATGCTTATCATCATCCAAAAGGTCTCTTCATGTCTGGACTAAAATAACACCGCTTACCAATGAATTAAATGCAAGACGAATTGAATTCAGATGTAATTTCCGTCATAAATATTCATATATCTATATTACACTTCTTAAGTATATAGATACATTCGGTTATACAAAGGAAGATATTATTTCATATCTTGATAATGCTATGGCTAAACCTCAGCAAGGTATATTTATTGCTGCAGATAATCAGGCATATATGAATACTAATTTTGTAGATTTAAGACTCGATGCTGCTTTTGAAAGTGCAATTAATAATGGTATTGAATCTATAAACTGGATCACCCATCCTGATCTTAAATTAGTATTTAATAAGCTTGAATGGTTTGAAAATGATACACTTAATGAAAATAATGTAAAACATGAAAGTGTAGAGAATATAGATGATAGGGATTTAAAGAAATCAAAGGGTCCTCGTCACTATAAACATAATCAAAGATGGCAGCTTGCAAATACCTTAACTGCTTTATATGGTAAGGAAAAAGCCTTAGAGATTCTATGTGAAATTTGTGAAGGTACATCACGTAAAGAGCTGGTTGGTGATGTAACAACAGCATCAAGACATAATAAACCTGTTTCAAAATGGGCAATCAATATTCTTAATGAAAATCATGGATTTAACTTAAAGATTAAAGAGGATATTGATGAAACTAAAAAAAAATTAGAAAAGATTGATGAAGAAATTAAAAATGCTAAAGTAGATTATGATCCGATTTTTATACTTAATGAGCATACAAATAAAATCAATCTTTTTTTGACTAAGGACCAGTATTTAAGTGATATTAAAGATCAGATACTTTCTAATCTTTCTAAAATTACTTTGTTGGAAGCAGGTGCAGGTTATGGTAAGACTGAAATGATTAAAGCATTTAAGTCTAAGGTATTACTTATTCTCCCCTTTACTTCAATTATTAAATCTAAGATTGAATTAGATGAAAATACATCTGACTGGTTATATTACTATGGTTCTAAGAAACCTTCTCTTGATGAGCTTGCTGGACCAAATTCTATGTCAATGACTATTGATAAATTCAGCCATTTGAATCTTTATGAAATAGATGCTGCCGGATTTGAATATATAGTAATTGATGAAAGCCATCTTTTATTTACTAGTTCATACAGAAATGTTATGTCTCCTACTATTCAGAGACTTGCTAACTGTAAAGCAAAAGTAATATTAATGACAGGTACACCTACAGCGGAAACCTTATTCTTCCCTAATATCAATCATATCAGAGTAAAGAGAGAAGAAACCCGTATTAAAGAATTTAATACATATCTTTGTCCTACAGAATGTGAAGCTGAATGGGAAATGGCTAAATCTATGGCAGAAGATATCATGAATGGTATTAAGATTATTTGGCCTACTAATAAAGGAAGTACATATTTTCAACAAATTATGAAACTTGTTGAAGAAGAACTTGGTGTAGATAATGTAAAGAAAAATACCAGATGGAAAGGCCCTTTAAAGTTTTTCTATTATAAGAAATCTAATTATGGAGATGAATCAATGGATAATATTAATAAAAACAAATCTATTGGTGATAATGATATAATTGGATGTACTACATATCTTTCTGTTGGTATTGATATCTGTGATACAAAGAAATTTCATGTATATTTTAATGAACCAGCAATTTCACAAGATATTGAACAGTATGCAAACCGCTTAAGAAGAAATGATTTGTATATTAAATTATTCCTTCCCAGAAGTATTAGAGGTACTTTAATGGATTGGGATTATACTCATAAACTTGACTTATCACTTGATGAGAAATCATTAGTTGTTGTACGAGATTATATTAGAACTGTAAATGATATGGTTGAAAGAAATGTTGATGAAGCAAAATATAATCCTATGATTATGTCTTTGATTTCTGTAAATAACTATATCAAATATGATGAAATCGATTGTAAATATTATATTGATGAAACAGCATATAAATTAAAATTGTTCGAGGAAAGATATACAGAATATGCTAAGCAATTAAATGTTATTAAGAAAGGTATGCAGTATTATGGATATACTATTAATACTATTACTACAGAAGATATACAACCAGAAGAATCAAAACTTAAATATGAAGATTTAAAATCATCTGCAAAACATATGAGATGGAATGAAAATACAGCACAGGTAAAGGAATATCTTTCACATATTACTGAAGACAATATTGACCTTTATAGAGAAATAGTAAGAGGTAATTATGGTATATTTAAGGATCCTGATGAGAAATATCAGGAAATCAGAGGTGAGAATAACCTTTATTGTGCAAGTATTGAAGTACTAGAAAAGAATACACCTATTATACTTTCATTATATAGATTCTATTCTATTGATACAATTAAAGATATATATAATTATTGTATTGATTCTAAGACAAATAGAATTAATTATACTAAGATTGACAGAATTAGAAGGTTTGTAAATATTGAGTATAATAAGAAAAACAATAAGCTTGATTTCCCTATTGTTAAGTTTGTTAAGGAAGCACAGAAGTTTGCAAATGACCATCCTACTGTAACACAAAATGATATTAATGTATGGCTTGCAAATTATACTGTAGCATATGTTAACAGTATTCCTGATTTGGTAGTTGATGATAGTGATTATCTTGAATCAATGTTCAGTATTGTTCAGGATCTTTGGAAAGTAGTTGTAAATCAAGGCAGACCAGGTAAGGAAGGACAAATCCTTATATCTCCTGTTGATTTAAAGTGGGATAGAAAGGATTTAATAAGAGATACTTATGGTACAGAAACTACACATGAATTCTTTATTCAGAATCTTGAAGATGAAATGAAGAAAGATATTTCTGATGAAGTAGATGTTCCTCTTCCTGAATTTGATAAGAAAGGTAAGGTTACCCTTGAAAGTATTAAGGGAGATATTAAGAATATTGTACATGAAGGATTTGATTATTCTGTATATTCAGAACAGGATAATTCTAATGTAAGATTCATTAACCGTCAGAATAGTAGTCGTAAAGATGATTTAATGAAGAATATGAAAGAAGAAACAGTTAAAGTTGAAAAAGAAAAAATTGAGCAAAAAGATAAAGATGATTACAGTTTATTCTCAGATAAAGACCTAAATAGTGAGGATTTACCAATTTAATTTTTATTTTTATGTACAAGATTATATATAGAGTTAAAAATGGATTCATTACAATTAATAAGCTCAATTAATGAGCGTATATCAGAGTTAGATACTAAAATAGTAAAAACTTCTAAATCAGCATCTGTAGC